GATTGAAAAGTAAATGCGATGTACCCGAGATAGATCGAATACAAAAATGCGAAACCTGTCTTTTCAGGCAAGAGTACAGACATCGGGATGAGAATCATCAGTAAAAGGACCCCTAGAATTTTGCGAAGGAGCCCATTAATGCCGATTTTGCTCTTATACTCGATGTCAGGGTTTGCGATAGCAGCAATTGTCCCTGTGACAAAATCAATTATTTCCATCGAGACAATCAGTGCTAGAGCGTACAATACCAAACCATCTTCTGTTTGGATGAGGCTTCTAAAAAAATTGAAAAATTCAATATGCATATCCACCTCCTACTCTTTATGTTCATCTGTTTCCATCTCTGCCAAAATTGCATCTTCAATCTTATAGCGCATTTCTCGTAACTCTTGCTCATGCTTACGCATGCTGATACGATTTTTAGCGTACAGATCCGGGTCATGCAGTGTTTCAGATGTTGTTGAAACAGCTTCATTGTCTGTGTTGACTACAGTAGTTTTGACCAATTTTTGTTGGTCGCCATCTTGTGCGAAAAATTCAGCTACCAGCTGACGTGTTTTAGTGACTTTTAGCATTGTCATTTCCTCCTTTATAAACTAATTATCCGTTAATAATTAGGGATTTTTTACGATTGTTAAATTTTGAAAGATATATTGTCGAAATTAAGCCATGTAGAATCCACATTATTCTTAATAACAATGTTCCCATTTGAGTAAATACCTAAAATAGCTACTGTATAGCTATTGTTGAGAGCTGAGACATATAGAGATTGAGATGGCCTGAATCCGATCGGCAAAGTACCTATCACTGTCTCATAAGCCGTTTTCCCTTTATTAGCTGAACCTCTCAAATAAACCACGCCATCAAATGACTTGGAATATTGTACATTGTTGTACTGTTGATGATGATTCCAACCATTTGCAAGTACGAGATTTTGCCAAGGAGTCGGCTCGCTCTCTGATTTTAGCAGAGCTACATAGTCGGAGTTATTAGTGGAGTTTGATTGTTGTACTAGATAACGCCACGGCCTCCAAGTGTTATCAAAACTATTTTCTCTAACTGCCATATATCCTATTGAGGTAGTGAAACGTTGAATAACCTCTGGAGTTCCTGGACTGGGTTTAAACACCTCTAACATTCCCCACACTCCACCAAATGGATTGTTTGGAGATGCGCCATCCATCCACCAAATACCAGTGTTTTTCATAGCATTAAAGTCTTGTTTGATTAACTTTCCAAAACCGTTTCTATCTGTCAGCTGATATTGTTGAATAGGCATATTTCTAGCATAGATGTCTCCCAAGACATCCAACGAACCAGCGCCACCTTGTTCTGCAACTTTACCAACACCCACGCGCCCATCTTTATCATAGCTCATGACAACACTTTCAGTTGCAACTGTGGCTGTAAATTCTGTACTTGTAAATTTATCAGATAGAGTCCCTATGACCACAAATGACTTGGTTGCAACATAATTACCTGCCATGTTAGCGGCTGAATTATTTAAGGTGTGTTGAGTTGTCCAATTACCCGAAGCGCTACCATGATCAGCTGTAAAAGTTGTACTACCTAATTGAGCTACCTTGAATGATAGGGTCATGACATTTTTTTGACTACCTGATAAAGTGATAGGGGCTATTTTAGCATTTCTGACAATTTGAATAATGTTAGGCGTTTCACGTGTTCTAAAGGCTGTAAAACTAAAAGCTGGTGCGAAATACTCAATGACATTGATTGTAATATCCCTAGTATCTGATTGCCTACCTCGACTATCAATAACATAAGCTCTAATGGTTGCCGATCCATTAAAATTCATCATACCGAACCTGCCACCGTTTTTAGTTGTAACCTGATTCTTGTTTACAATTTCAGCACGATATCCTGTGATAGTTGAACCATAAGCCCCAGCTGGGTTGTTAAAATTGACCTGAATATCAGAAATAATCTGTAAAAAGTTATTTCCGCTCAATAGTTGCCCAGCAACAGTATTCATATCAGTCAATGTAAGTCCAGAAAATGTAGGTTTCACGCTTTCCGGTATTTCAAAATACCAGCCGTTTGAATAAACATCATTTCCAATTTGAGTAGTTCCGTTATATGTTCGGACACATATGTCCATCGTGCCAGACTTTGCTTTTGTATTATATCTAGCAAGGTCAGTATTAGGTACGAAAGAAACGCTTGTTGCGTGATTTTTCCCTAAGTCAATCCATTCGCTACCAAAAACTCTATACCACACTTGGTGGGTAAATGAGCTAGATTTGCGGTCAATGGTGAGAGTGTGGAGACTTCCGAGCTGTCTATTTCCTGAAAGGGCATTGTCGCTTATACTACTAGATCGAGGGATGTTTGAAAGTGTATAGTTTACCGATACGGTAATATTCCCATGCACTCCGTTGTTTGGGTCAAACGATGCCCATACTGCAAAAGTCTTAGTTCCGTCACCGCTGTGTGGGATGGTTACTTCCCCACTTGCTAAAGTAAACTCTTGCCCGGATGTGTCAAAGTCTGGATGACTACTATGCACATTTGACCCATTTAACCATACAGACAAGTTACTAATATTACCATAAGTATATGTGCGGTAAGCTCCATCACGGTCAACAGTAGCTTTCCAACTAACTCTTGAGGAATTGTTAGCGATATCTTGACTAACTTGTTCGATGTAAATATTCAAGTGTAGTGAACCGCTAGAATTGATAAATTTAGTCATTTTCCTTTTTTAACCTCCCAAATATCGAACAACATTCACATCTTTGTTAAGATAGTATTGCTCTGTTCTAAAACGCCCAATTTGAACTGATGCGGTGAAAATACCATTATCAATGTTTATTACACCTTGAGAAATGTACATAACTTCCTTACCTGCAGAAAACATGGAGATCCTATCACTTGATACCTTGATAGTAGAGCTTGCATCATTCTTACCAATGATTAAACCCTCATTTGTACTTTTCATATAGGTATCAATAAACGTTTTAAGCTCTGCTAATCCTCCAAATTGAGTTGTCAACAACTCAATCCTTCTACCTGCTTCAACCAAATCAGACTCCGATTTTTTTTGACCTTCGGCATTTAATTTTACAAAGGCATTATATGCTTTTTCTAATTCACTAAAGGCGTCCATAGATACTTTTGCTTTCATTTCAGCTTCTAAAATCTGTGACTTCTCATTTAGAGCGTTTAACTGCTCTTGAGTTAGAACTTGGCTAGCTTTGGAATCAATGTCATTCTGGATATCTTCGACAGCTGGAGACCAGTCGGTAGGTACATTGCCTATTTCTAACTTAATTTTGCCATCTTCGTAAGTTCTAGCAGATAATCTAATAAATTTAGCAGTAGCTGGTACTGTAATATTATTGACTATATGCCACTTTTGAGCACGAACAGTATAACTGTCCTTACCTGTAAGTCGAGTTCCGATAGGTGATTTATTAGCATCGTAAAATTGCCAAGCATGCCAAGGCATTCCTTTAGCAGGGGTAGTTACCCACAACTGCATGATTAAGTTACTTAGTCCTTGGATGTCAATAAAATCTGACGTACGTTCGTTATTGTCTCCCTGCGCCTTACTGATTTGTCCTCCCTGTGCTAGATATCCGGATACTGCGGAGGTAGAACTATACCTATTTTCTGCTCCTACTTGAACATTATCAAAAAGAGCTGTCCACTTGTACTGTGCAGGATCCTGACTGTCTACCTCAGTGAAATCTGTCAGCGTCCCTAAGTAGCGCTTGTTTGTACTATCAGAGGTACTAAAACCATCACGACCATCAATAGAATTTGCCCAAGCTCTATGAAAATATGGTGTTCTACCATCTGCTCCTTTTGCTCCAGGTATCCCTTGCGCACCATCTTCACCTTTCCACTTTGTCCATTTATAGACCGTTGGATTAGTACTATCTGCAGCATTAAAATCGACATACATACCAATATAGGGCTTATTAGTATTAGTTTGACTAAAACCTCCTCCAACTGCATTATCTGCATAAGCAATATGAGTGTACTGAGTTCTTCCGTCTGCTCCTCTAATTCCCGGAATACCTTGGTCACCTTTTGGCCCTTGTACCCCCTGGAGTCCTTGCTCACCTTGTAGTCCTCTAGAACCTGTATCGCCCTTATCACCCTTGGCTCCAGTAGCCCCTTGCTGCCCACGTTCTCCTTTTTCCCCGTGCACACCAATAACAGCAGGCTCTGTTGTCTTGCTTGTACCATTTGTGTATAGCTCAACTCGATAATTCCATAAATAACGCTTGTCTGAGGTGATAGCTTGTGGCGTAGTTGTCCACCCTGTACTTGCTCTTGTGACACCTGTTGAGACTGTAGTAGCTAAATAGTAATTAGTTACATTAGAAATACCAGTACCATCTGCTCCTTTTATCAACGTCCATTTATACACTCTGTAATCTGTACTATCTGCCTGAGTGTAATCTGTGTATGTTCCGATATACGTTTTATTTGTACTGTCAGTAGTTGAGAAACCTTGTGAGCCGTTATTTGATGTGGCGTAAGCTATGTGTAAGTATGGTGTCCTACCATCTGCGCCAGCCTTACCTGCCACACCATTTGCACCATCAGAGCCTTTTACAAGTGTCCAATTGTAATCAGATGGAGTATTGCTATCAGCGCTATTAAAATCAACATACATCCCGATATAAGCTCTATCAGAGGCACTTACAGAAAAATCCTTAGTTCCATCAGCGCTATTACTATAAGCTATGTGAGTGTATTGAGTACGGCCATCTGCACCATTTTGACCTGGTAACCCTTGTTCACCTCTTGCACCTTGCAAGCCATCTAAACCACGTTGTCCTGGTTCTCCTTTATCGCCTTTTTCCCCCTTGTCCCCTTTTACTTTAGCCCACTTGTATTTTTTAGGGTCTGTGCTATCGTTTGGTTCAAAGTCTGTATAAATACCAATATAGAGTTTATTGATTGAGCTATCAAGACTAAATCCATCTGTTCCTGTTGCATTATTAGCCCATGCTGTATGGACATAAGGAGTACGGCCATCTCGCCCTGGAGTTCCAGGTGTACCAAGTTTTCCATCAACAACATTAACAAGCGATATCTCATCAACAGCAACCTCTTTATTTCCAATGTAAGCCGCAACTGTCAGAGTGACTGTATCTGTTACATTTGAGCCTCTAACTAAGTAAGTCATCCCTGTTGTCACTTCTCCATCGAGCGCCCAACGCCAAGTAACACCATCTACGACCGGTTTCCCTCCCTTGTATAAGGTTGGGGTTACTAGACTTTGGCCGATCTGATTTTTAAAGATAACACCATTGTCCGTTGATAATTTGATAATGTAAGGTTTTGAATTCTCAAAAAGTCGTTCAAATGCTGATTTAATATCAGATGATAACTTATTTTCCAAAGCTTTAAAGTTCGCAAAGGTCGTCTTATTGCTAGATGGATTAGTAAAACTAATTTTTTGCTCTGAAATTCTCGCTTTTACAATTAAAGCGGGGTTAAAACCGTCATCGTAAATCTGTATTGTATCTCCGATTTCAGCATCCACGAAACCATCTACTTCATAAGTAATAGCTGGATAACAATGCTGTTTTAATTTTAAGTAAGCAAGTCGTCTCAATTCATTTGGCTCATCAGTATCAAAGTGAAAATCTCGTCTTGTCCACTGATTATTAGCTGTTGAAGAAGTGAAAGTCGAAGGATAAAGCTGCATAGAAATGGGAGCGTAAAGGTATTGACCACTTTGGTAAAACTCTACCTCTCCTTTCTCATTCTTAATCGACCACTCCCCCAAATCAGCAATTGTTAAAACCTCTTTCTCAGGATCCGTTTCTTTTTCCTTTTTCCTAGGAGGTCTTAAAATCCTCTTCTCGGTATTAGAAGTCCCTCCCTTTTCACTGGTCGTTACAGTCTGTTCAATAGAACCATCAGAACGTGTCGTTGTAGTTGTTGTAATCCGTGTCTTGTCAGCTAGCTTAGTGATTTTGGTATGGACGATAGTCTTACTCTTGGTTCCATCTGAAGCAGTGCGAATAATCGTTTCAGTTGTCGAACCATCTGAGTTTTTTACTCTCTGACTAGATAGATGACGCTCTCCACTATCTTCAACTTCTACAGTTGGCATCTTCCCTGTCGGTCGGATAGTATTAAAAATACCAGTCTTATCGATTTCACGAGTTATAGATCCAATGTTTTTCCCGTATGTCAAGCTGATATCAGTTCTTTCTCGCCCGACACCTTGGTGTTCACCATCGTTCTCATGATATACATTTACAGTAAATGATTTAATAGAACTATCTGCATGAAGTTTTGTATCAAAATCAATCTCCGCACCAAATTGCTTTGCTAAATTGAGGAGTCTAGCTAGCTTGGTCTCCTGATTAGTCCATTCAAGCTTGAGTTGTTTCTCTGAAATCTCGTTGATTCCAACAGATAGCAGAGTATAATTCAGCAAATCCATTTCCTGGCAATATTCTACAAAGGTCATTACTTTCGTAGCCTTATAAGGATTTGCATACTCATTGATTAACTCAAGATTGAGGTTGATACAATTAACTTTGATAGTTTGTTCGTTCTCAATTACTTTATGAACGGTAAAAAGATGCGTTCTATCTTTGTATTCAAAAGAAATAAAGGCCTTCTCGTTTAGATGATTGTGGATCTTCGTAAGAGCAGAGTCTGTATTTAAAACTTTCTTGGCGACGGTAAAGTCAAAAGTGGATGAACCAGTTTCGAGATTGCGCACCCATGCGTCATCATAATAGTTCAATGCTCCTTGTTTATCGTTGTCTATTGATGCTACTTGGCGCAAATTCATATCATGGATTGTTAAGAGCATTGTTACAACCACCTCTCTTCAAATTTTACTGATACAGTAGGTTTCTTTTTAACCCAACTTGATGTATAAATCTCAAGTTGACTTTTTCCGGGAGGCAGTGTAATCCATGAAGAACCATGAACCCTATCTCCAAACTTATTAATCCCATCAACCATGATTGTGTCTTCCTCGTTGTTAATAACGATTGTAGAACCAATTGGATATCGATTAGGTATATCTTTGGCCGTTGAGACAAAATCTTTCCTGTACATAAATTCATCAATATACATATGCGATATAAGAGGCCAATCTCTTAGCGCTCCAAGCGTAATGTGGATTTTAGCTGATTTTTTACCTTTTAATTCAGGAACAAGATAGTCATAATGAGAACCGTCAAAAAAAACTTGAACTCTGTCATCGTTTCTTTTCAACTCTGTCCAGCCCTTTTCTGCGCTAAATGGATCAAGTTTGCCTACTTGAGCCCCTGTCCCAGTAAAATACCACCATTTTATAAACTTGTATCCGCCCTTTCCATCAGTAGTGAAAAAGCTATACTCACAATCCAGTGTCTGATATCGCTTATATGTTTCTACTCCATACAAGAAATTACCGTCAGTGTCAGATACAGTAACCTTGATGAAACCATATTGGTTAGCGACAGCTGCCATAAAAACTTGTCTCCAAAGCAGATAGTCATTCAATGATCCAACTTCTCCAGAACTATCAGCAGGAATAGTCCAGGTAAGACTCTGAGCATTGTTTCGGTCTTTTTCAAAAGCTCCACGATCTGATAGTTCGATATGATGACGTCCCCACATACTTGTTGTACTCAAAGTGCCAACAAGGCGCTCCTTATTATCATTTGTTACAGCTGCTCCTTTAGTTCCATTTTGAAACCCTTTTAGAATATTAGCCTCTCTATAATCTAGTAGAACTTCAGATACCTTTACGATTTCTGCATCGATTTCCTCGCGATTGCCCATTTCAAAGGCTGAGTTAGAATTGACAATTCCAACATAGCCATTATCAGAGTTATTTTTGATAGTGATGATTGGGTAAGTATCCACATTCCCTTCGTTATTGATGTTAAAGACAAACTTACCTGTTTCAGATGTCGGATTAGACACTTCTTTGTATGACGATGAGTGAGCTACACCGTCTGGCACGATAAATTTAATTGATCCAGTCGATCTGCGACCACTCGTTTCCTGCATCGAAATACTTTCAATAGGCATGGCCAAATAGTATTTATCAGACTCGTCTGAGAAGACAAGCTTTTTAGCACTGCTGACATTAAAAATACCCGCAAGCTTATGCTTGAGGGTATTTCTATCTTTAGACCAAATAGAGAATTTTACTTCAATGAATTTTGCTTCTATAACATGTTGTTGAATATTTACTCCAACACTTGCAGTATAAGATGTCATGATAGAGCGATTATTCCCAATATCTCGTTGAATATCATGAATCTCGATAAGTTCACTTAAATCGGTTTTATTGAAATTCATAGTAACTACACTCATTCAAGTACTCCTCTCATCATCATTTGTAGTTTTTCATATTCTTTTTGCTTTTTAGTAATAATATCCGTAACTACAGAACTATCCATATAAGTATCTGTGTCCTTGTTAAGGATAGCAGTAAGTAATTTTTCTAAACTTGCTCTCAGAATCCTCATCTCAGATACAACTTGCTCTGTATCTTGACCACTTTGAACACTAGTAGTTTGAATCGTGATATTGCGCTGTGCTTGTTCCATTTCTCGAAGGAATTTCGCATCACTCGGAATCCCGATACCTGAAGCATACTTAGGAACACCCATTTCATGCATCAGACGTCTGGTCTTATCTGCTCGCAACACCTTGGATCCTCTAGGGAGTGGAAGAAGGACATTTCTTCCTTCAGGAATGAAACTTCTGCCGTCTGGAAGAGTAACAAGCTCTTTATAATTACTATTTCTTTGGTCGTTGACGATAGCAAGACCGCCAGGGTGATAATTGGTTCCGTGGGCATGCTTGCTTGCAAAAATATTTGTAAAGAAGTTGCCCGTTACACTATTGATCCAGCTTCGAATCCCTGAAAGTACACCAGAAGCATTGTCTCGAGCGTTGATAGTAACAGTTTTGTCCTGGATACCATTGACACCACTTTTGACCTCGCTAACAGTACCAGAAGTGCTATTCTTAGCAAGAATATCCACTGGATTATATTGCTTAATAGCATTGATAGCGCTACTTGTCTCGCTTCTTACGCCACCAGTCTGGTCAGTTGCAAACAAATTGATAGGAGCTTCTTGTTTCGGAGAGTTTACACTTGCTTGAGCACTTCCAACAGTAGCACTCGTATTATCTACCGCATTTAAAGATTTAGTCTCGACAGAGGCAAAATTCCAAGCTGTAATCTTGTCAATAGATAACCGACCATTGTTCAGAGCATTCGTAGGGTCTACCTTCAAATCTTTTGTAAACGGTGTGGTCGCATTCCAAGTTGTCAGAGTATCAGTAGAACGAGCAACTGCCGTTCTTAAACTTTCATCATTAGCAAGCAACTCCTTCTGTTTTGGTTTCA